TTAGTGTTGACACTAGGGCAAGAAAAGTTCAAAGAGAGTGAACTGTTCAAATTTCTGCATGAGCATTGGCAGAAGAATTTTTACCTGATATACGAACGATTCCATTACCGCAACAAGGCAAGGCCGGGACTTGATCTTACGCCGACAAGATTGATTGGAGTAATTGAGTTGTTCTGTCAGTCTGAAGGAGTAACTTACTTTCCTCAAATGCCGTCAGAAGCTATGGGGTATTGGACTGACGATCAACTCAAACGCTTTCAAGTATACGTGCCAGGTTTACAACACGGTAGAGATGCAATGCGCCACTTGTTACAATGGTGGCAATTCAAATACGGTTTCCAATTCCATAAGACGACACCCTTTACTAAGTATGAGGTGAAAGATGCTACTTAAACTTACGACTGATAATGGGTTTGAAGTTAAATCCCTAGAACAGTGGGCTGAGATAAAGGAAGATGGTCAATCTATGTTGGTCGGTGTGTTGCGTGTGCTAGACAAAGACAATTTGAATGTAGAGCTTGTTACAGTAGAGAATGTTATCTCTAGCTATAACCAATTCTATCGTGAATTGCATCCTAAGGTAAAGAAATGAGAAGAGTAGAGCTAGCTGTAATAACTGAGCGAGAACTAGAAGTATTGGCGTTGGTCGCAGAAGGATGGAACAACAGTGAGATTGGTCCGATGCTAGGTATAAGTGAGGAAGGCATCAAGTCTCATATGAGAAATATTACTAAAGCTCTTGGCGCACGTAATCGTACTCACTGTGTTGTTATTGCTATGCGTGCGGGTATGATAAAATAGTGAGGGTCACTCGTAGCCCAGGAGAAAAACTAGCGAGTGACCCTCTGCTGCGCGGGTGAGCGCAACCTTGTTAAATTAGATTAGATTAGAACGTGACGTTATCCGAAAGCATTGCAATGAGCAGCATGACAGCGATTGCAACTACGCTGACAACTACTAGGAAATGGTACAGTTCGCTACTCATGGATTGCTGGTAGGTGGCGGTTCAATAACAGGCTGACCGATAAGAGAACCAGTATTGTCGGTACCTGTATTCTGACCGATCACTACTTTTAGTACGGCAATAGCTGTGGCAGTACCAACGAAACTAAGTAGTACCTGCCAGTCGAAGTCTGTTCCATTTGTTAGGAACACAACGGCTGCTGCTGCCGAAGCCTGAATTGCTGTCCAACCTACTCTATCCAGCAAATCAAGCCACTTGTTAACAACGGGCTTCATATAACCTATGCCTCCTTATCGACAATTAGATCAGGACGAACAGCAAACATGAATTCGTCGGGGTATCTATTGTATGAACGGAGCTTAACTAGTTCGGGTGCTCCCTCCCAACCATTTGATCCCCATTCAGCTGTATCGATATTTCCCTCCTTAATGCATTGAATAACATGACGGGAAGAATGGAAGTGAGCTAGATCACCGATACGGAATGGACTACCAATCTTAGGCCAGTCATCCTCATGCATATCGGTATTGCCATAGCCTGTGAAATTGTATTTAGCGGGATCGACGACCTCCACAGCAGCTTTCTTTCCGGCGTAGCGAACTGCGATAACAGGCGTTGCAGAACAATCTGCATATACGCTTTTAGATGTAGGAACAATGTCTACTTTAAATGCTCTAGCTTGTGAGTAATGCCAAGCTGGTTCATTCGCAATAGCCTGTAGCCAGAAGCTACGAATGTGGAATTGGACGAGAGCCATTTCATCGCTATCACTAGTTACTTTAGCTTCGTCCTGAACAATCTTTCGCGCAAAGAAATCGAAACAGAATTCTCCAGCATTAGGTCTACCTGCTGGTACTTTCTGCTTTCGCATAACCGACCATATTAGCTTGCCGTAAGAAGGATCGCTAGGTAGTCCATGCTTGACTTTGTACTTCTTCATTGCATCACCGAGAATTAGATTCCAATGTGGATCGTAGTCGTTCCAGTCAATATATCCTAGACGACCGAAGAACCTTTTACATGCTTCAGCAGTTGGGCCTTTTGATCTAAACGGGCCACTTACTAAACCATAATTCTCAGTGAATGGGAATTGTCGTTCTGTCAGTGTTGTTGCCATAACATCTCCTGTGCCTATTTACACGGTGGCTTTGGTTTCTTAGGTGGTGGTTTTGGACAAGGTGGCGGTGTTGGCGGTGCAGGTGTTGTTGGCGGTGGATTAGGTGGGCCAGGTGGTTGTCCTGGTGGATTATTCCCATTATTACCATTGTCACCTTTTTCACCAGGATCACCTTTCGGCCCTTGTGGACCAATCGGCCCTTGACATACTGGAGAATGATCTCTACAAAAAATTGTGATAGCTACAATTAATTCCTCCTGTGTTAGTGTATCTCCGGGTACACCTTGTTTCCCCTGTTTACCAGTTGTTCCTTTGGTGCCTTTTGTACCCTTCGCACCTTTGATACCAGTATCACCTTTATCACCCTTAACTCCAGTGTCACCTTGCGGCCCTTTTGGACCACGTATACCTACTTCGCCAGGTTTACCACGATGTGTTACTAGACGTTTCTCAAGGGCTGCTAGACAGTCGATACTTTCAAGTTCAGCACAAACACCCTTCTTAACAACTTGCTGTACGACTTCAACATCTCGCTCAGTTTGGTACTGGCGGTAAGCAGCAACGGCTTGCGCGCTAGCAACGATTACAAAGCAACTAACAACTACCCATATAAGGATTCTGCTCATTTTTTATTGGTCAGAATGTCCTCTAGAGTATGAATGCGATCTAGAGCAATTTCCAGATCAGCACTAACCTTTGTCAGATTGGAGTTAACAAGAAGATGAATGCTATTGAGTTGTCTGCTGGTCAATTTATACACTACGATAACTACGGCGATTAGAATGAGCGTTACTATCACATTCATCTTTCACTCCTTCTGACAATTTCCATTGTGCGAATTCGATCATGCCAGTCGAGAACGCTGTTGACTGAGACGATTAGTGAAATAACGAACAAACTAGCAGTTATTAACAAGCCTGATATACTTATTCTTGCAGGGCCGGGAAGCAGAGGATCGGTTAGTACAGAGTAGACACCAATAAAGGTGATAGCTAATGCTGTTACTATACGAAGAACCTCACGACGTAGGTAGCCTCGTGCGATAATGCACAAATCTGCGTGGCCAAGGCGCATTGTAAGTTGATAATCCACCCATAGCGCATGTATACGTAAACTAGAGAATGAGAGTGCCATTAGTCCAGAAGCTAGCCAGAGAATTTCAATTAACGTAGCTGATCCCCATTGGGGAATTTCAATAACAGTATTACTAAAACCAAAACTAATCATCCAGTTATCCCCCTACGTTTTTGTCTTTCCTCGTACAATGCACGCTCGCGTTTTAGATATTCTACACGTATCTCATACTGTCGTACTTGTTTTTCCATGACATTCAATTCAGCATTTGTCTGCTCGGACTTTTCTGAACTTTCACGACCTCTTATACGATCCAGCCATTTTCTCATGGGTTAAATTTTTCTGCTGCTTCAAGTGCTTTCTGAGCAACGTCAGCTTGTTTGTAGACTAGCTCTAGTGCTCTATCCTTTTCAGCTAATGCTCTCTCGTATGTAGCTCGGGGAACAATCCAGCCCTTGAGAAATGCAACACACGCGGCTGCAAGAATTCCTAATGCGCCTGCGTTTGATAGCCATTGCAGTAGTGGGTCTGTGCTATTTTGCATTAGTTTTCATTCATTCGGCCTTCGATAGATTTGTGGTAGAGCACTCTCCTGACCACCGCCAAATAGATTCCAACCACAAATATGTCCGAAGCCCTGATCTTCTGCACCAAGGGCAAGATATAGTCCTGTACGATAAGTTGTATCCGTTGTGCTAACTACTAAGGACCAGTTTATTGTGTCGCCTGAGTACCAAAATTCTAAGTCATTTCCATTGATCTTGAAAAGAAAATATCCACCAATGAATCCTACTCCAACGGCAGCTAGTGCAGTAAAGCCACCGTTGTCGTATCGTCTGATAATAATAATTGGTGATCCTGCTGAGAAATGAATAGCTACATAACCATCGACTCCGCCACCCATACCAACATCTTTAAGAAATCCTAATCTCCATCCCTCACCACCTGCTCCACCGCCACCACCAGTAGCTAATCCCCAGACTTCTACCGCGTCGGTAGCAGCATTAAAACTAATTGGATTCCAGTATGAGAAACCTAGTGTACCAGTGAAATCGTTAGTAGCAGCATTACCTTGTCGCATCATATCAGTCCAAATATTTGATGCACGACTGAACTGACCACCCACAGACAACGGGTTCTCATCCGGTCCAACAAAAGTGGTAATAAGTGATGATGCGCGAATATCAGGCATAGTTAGTCAATGAAGGGATTGAACACTAGAATAACACCAAGTCCTTGACCACCCGCAGCATCGACGTTTATCCAAATTTGATCTTTCCAATTCACTTCGCTATTAACTGGATGGATAGTTCTCGTTCCAGTATCATGCAGAGATGTAATAACAAGCGGGTTAATCAACAGATCGCGTGCTTGCGTGTTGTTGTAAAGTGATATAGTACATGCTCCAGCAGTAGTAACATAAGCCTCTGCATCGTACAAATACATACCATGCATATCTTTCGATATAGCAAACTTAAACCTACCGTCGCCTGTAAGAACAGGACGATCATCAGCAAATACTTTGATGTGATAAGTAGGTGGCGCGAGAGGACGCCATTCATTGTGGTGGAAGATGTAACCTCGCTGCCATTGAAAATCCCATAGTACCTCGCCCTGCGTAGGATCGATATATGGTCCACGATCAAATGCATGAAGAGTAGTAAGCTGCATGTTCTGACGTAGCAGCCTAGTCTCAGCTTCAAGTTGCCTGACACGTTCCAGCAATACCAATTCAGGCGTAGGTGGATCGGGAGCAAACTTCTGCCTACGATCAATTGCGTTCTTATTACCGTCAGCCATATCTAGACCTAGCAATCATGCTGCCTCAAATCCTCCACCGCCTCCACCGAAGCTAACTGCGGCATCAGGTGTATTAATCATCTCTGCATCAAAACTGACTTTCTCATTGCCATGTTCATCAACATCGATGTTTAATCCCATTACACGGTAATCAGCATTAACCTTGTGGAAGAAGAAATCGTGTGTGACACGAACTCTATTCCCGATAAGATTTCTAGGGCGGCCACCTGTCCAGAAATTAGGAGTTAATAGCTCGGGATCGTGGATTGCAAACGATGCTCTTTTACGAGGAAAGCGATCCTCAAATGCATGACCTTGTGCAGCCTTCTCTAGTGCTACTTGTGATGCAACTTGACCAGCATTCGCAATACGATCCGTCCATCTATATCGAATGATTGATTCAAAGTCTGTTCTTACAACCCCACGCTTGATACTACTGCCTGTGCCATAGATAGTTGTGACAGTTGCAAGTGGCCCTTCATTAGTCCAATCAAGTTCGATAAGACGTTCATTCTTTGTGAAACGATATACCGGAGTTCCCTGATCCCGATTCGGTGAATACATCTTGAACTCAAGATTTTGTGGAAGAATGTCGAATTCAAAACCGTCAGAGTTTTCCGATATCTTCTTGATATGATCGTAGATAGTAGTCTCATCAGCGGGTAGAATCTTGTAACGACCATCTTGTCCAGTATTAGGATTCGCAAGGATAAATGGGGGAGTGTAGAATGCTGCGCTAATCGGACCGTTCGCACCGATCACCACAGCTTCGATCATTGCCTCCATAATATCTTCAACAATGATTCTTAGATCGACTCCATTCGTAAGTCCTACTCCCCACTTTTTAGGCCAAGACGCCCAATCTCTCTCGTTGACATATGCTTCAGGATCGAAGGGATAGGTACGATTCTCTAGATAGCCTAGCCAGTTCATTCCGCTTACGAGAACGGTATCTCTGTCATCGGCTAGATTGATTGACGTTACGATACCGCTGTCTCTTAGAGTCGTGCCACGATATAGATACCAGTCAGTATGCCACGGAACGATACCATCGCGCCTAAACGTAAATGGAGTACCATCGTATTGATCCATTCCGATAGGAAGCTCACAAGTCATCTCTCCCTTCTCGGAGTTCTTAATCGACCAATGCAACTGTGGCGGTTTTACCCATGCCGTTAATCTCGCCGCAGCGGTATTTTCTCGAAACTCGATTACCCATTCTCCTGATTGGTAAGCCATTGGCTATTATGTTCTTCCTACTAGGGTAAGAGAATCGCTTGGTCAGTTACTCCAACGAAGAAAGGATAGAAACACTTGAAGTTGATGAAGTACGTCATTCGCGCTGGACTGAGTGCAGCTAAAGGAATACGACACATGATGCAATGGAAATCTACATCACCTTCTTGTGACCAATGATCGTAGCGCACTCGTAAAGTCCCATGCTTGCGAGTAGTATACGTTGTTGGAGGATTGATAGTATAGGTAGGTTGGCACGCATCTTGCAATGCTTCACGCTTTGTCATCGCATCGATAGATCGCGCTGAATCGTTTGCTCCTAATCCGAGAACCTCACCAGTTGCAATGATCGTCATAGCACCAGCATATGCAAAGGTCGGCCATACACCCGCTGCTTGCATCCTCTTTAATACGGTATCTGGAAGATCAGCTTCAGGTTCCCATTCGTGCAAAGGATACAAATGATTACCGCTACCATCTACAGCATTAACAGATACGTTGCTACCTGTGACTGGTCTAATCTGTACGCTTGTTAGACTCATTGATTAACCACCGAAGCCCCCGCCACCCTTGTCATATCCGCCCTTGCCACCATGCTTGAAAGTGTGTGCTGCTCTACGTGCGGCATCCTTGTTAGATTCGCCTTTAGTCGGATGAACGGTAATGTTCGTAGTGTTCGTAGTGCTGTTAGTTGTGGTGCTGCCCGACTTTTCCTTTGTGAGATTCTGTTGTCTCTTGTATTCACGTCTTGCATCTGCCCTGGCTTCTGAAACGATGTTCGGGTACTTGCTAAGGATGTACTTCTTGAATGCTGCATCGAGTGCCACGTTCTCACTTTGTAGTCCAAGGATGATATTCTTAGCAATACCCTTACCGTAAGAATACCACTGTTTGAGTTGTGCATCGAAGTCGATCTTCGTAGCGCGGTTAATCTCCTTCTGCTTAGTTCTCCACAGTCGGATGAATGAGTTGAATGCGCCTGGTGCAGCTTTACGAAGAACCTCTAGTTTGTCTAGCGCATCAGGGCCAAGACCCTGCAATTCCTTCATCAATGCAGGAGAGACACCTTTGCGCTTACTGATAGATGAGAGGGTACTGCGCCACTTTCGAAACTTCTGAATCTGCTCTGTAAGGTCACGATTGATTTCTCGCATAGTAGGCTTAACGTCCCACTCTTCAGCGAGTGACCATGTTTCAGACTGGAAGAATGGACCACTGAACAATTGTCCGAATGCTGTCTCATTCTCCTGTCGGAACTGTTCCCAAATTTGTGTCATTCTCTGAGCAGCCTGATCGACAGATTGTGCTGCTTGCTGTCCTGCTTGATCTACGACTTGTGCCATTTGGTTGGCATCTTCGCCAGTTGCAGCAAACTGCTTACGAAGATCAGCGAGAGTCATTCCATTAAGAGCCTCTAGTTCATCTTTGACTTTCTTCGTAGCACCCGCCGTAATCTTATCGAACTCACTTGTGTTTCTAACATCGGATAGTTGCTTCATCATCTTACGGGAATCTTTACTAAGATTCAATTTGGCATCGGCGTTAAAGACTAGACCCTTGTTACCTCCACCTGCTCCACCACCTACACCGAACATACCTAACAAGTCTTTAGCAGCATCGGTACCACTATATGAAAGTAGTCTTTGTGCCCAACCCGGAAGTTTCGGTTTGATCCAGTTCGTGATAATATTCACTGAGATAACAATGGCACCGATAAGAGTTAGAGCACGTAGCAGACCTAGAAGAATTACTATACGTCCGATTACTCCCCCTGCGCCAGCAGCGCCAAGACCACCGCTAAGTAGTGCAATGGCTCCAACAAGCGAGATGATGCCACCTACCACAGAGAGGACAATGCCACCGACTAGCGTAAGGACGCCAGCAAACACACCGATGCGAATGATGAGGTTCTTCGTGTGATCGTCAAGTCCACGCCACCAGGCAATTGCACCTTTAATAGCACCAGCGATACTCAGTAGAGCGGGGAGTGCATCTCTACCAATTTCAAGAGCAACGGCTCTAAGTTGGTTAAGGAAAATTTTCCACTGAATTGCAGGTGTATCTTTCATCGCTGCAAAGGCAGCATTGAATTCACCCTTGTTGCCGGCGATCAGTAGTTGCAACTCACGCAACTGATCCATGTTTTGCACCAGTGGGCGAAGAACGTTTCTTGCCTGTGATGTGAATAGCTGACCTTCTGATGGACGGCCCATACGTGCAGTTTTACCTGCTGACGATACCATCTTCAAGAACTCGGCTACGTCAAGTTTTCCATTCTCCAACTCGGGGAATGTTTTAACGATGTTCTCTAGAATGGTTTGGAATGGCTTTAGTCCACCACCGGACTTAGCGAAGTCGAATGCTCTACCAAGTCTAGCCTTACTAATAATCTTGAATCCTGCCTGGAAATCTCTGTTAGCGAATACCTCTTCAAGTCTGAATAGTCCTGTTCCCACTCGTTCACTAGGTAGCACTCTTGATAGGAACGCAATAGGCGCAGCAAGGTCCTCTAGTGTATGACCAACACCCTTTGCAGTAGCTGCAACTCTCGTAATGAGAGTAGTGAAGTCTGCCACCGTAAGATTACCGAACCTGACAATATCAAACATGGTGTCTAGAGTACCATTGACGTTCTTCAAGTTAGGATCGAAGTTGTTGAGAACGATAACAAGACCGTTCATTGTTTCGGTTAGATCAACACCACCTGCAACAGCAACCTTGTTAGCCTTCTCTAGAACCTGTAGACCCTTCCAGAACTTGAATCTACCCTTGTCTGCAAGATCAAGAGATGAGAAAATCTTATATGCTGCCTGTGCCATATCATCTGCTGATGCAGGAAATCTCTGCATCTGACCAAGAATGGCAGTTTCTAGTTGCTTCGATCGTTTCGCAACCTGAGCGATAGGTGCGCCAATGTCACGCGCCTGCGTAGCAGCAAGAGTTACCTGTTGCTCAAAGTTAGCAGCAGCATTACCAGCGGCTACAAACGAGCCTGCGGCAATAAGACCTGTAAGCTGCATGACTCTACCAAGTCGAGAAACAGTCTGACCGGCACGATGAAGTCTCTCCCAATGAATTTGATTCATTGCAGAATTAACGCCAGCCAAATCAGATTGAATATGCTGTAACCCTGTACGCATGAAACCTAACTCAGCGGTCATACGCTTCACTCTGCGAGCAGACGCATCTGATCCTAGTTTCGCAAGAGCAGGAGCAGTTGCATTTAACCGTTTCAGCAACTGTTCATGTTGCGTCATCAAATCAGCTTCAGCAGCTTTTAGACCCGTTAGAGCTGATCTTGCACTTGTTAGCTGTGGCGCAATACTCTGGAATCTACCAGTAGGCCCACGAATGACACCTGGCCCTACTTGTCTAGCTTCCAATGAGGATAATCGTTTAGCTGCTAAATGTCTATCCTTAGTAACATTGGCGAGCTTAGTTTCTAGATCAACACGACGTTGCAACAATGAAAGGTCACGGCTGAAGTTACCGATTCTCTCAATTGCTCTAGCCTCGCGTAAACCTAGCTGTGCTTGACGACGCTGCAATTGCTGAAACTTAGAAAGTTTGCCGAGATTGGCAGAGACGCGATCTAGGTTACGGGACGCGAAATCCTGCGTCCTGATAATTAGAACCATCTCTCCCAATCTCAGCGGCATATCAATTCCTCAGTTCGTACTGTGACGCTTTCGATTACGATTACGCATCTCATCTAGTTCCTGCTTGCGCTTCTCGTTCTTCTCGTGTGATTCAAACACTTTATCAAGCATGGTGATTTCATGGGCTGGCTGATCCAATAGCCCACCGCCTCTAGGTGGAATATGAAGCTCTTTACACAAGCGAGCTATTCTCAACCAGTCTATGCATTTGAGAACTAGCTCTCTACCGAAGTAATCGGCAGCGTCGTCTCTTCCCCAGAGGATTGCTTGGATGCAGTTGGAAAATTTGCCAACTCATCCTCATCCATCTCTTGATTCAGTTCATCGATATACTTACCGATTTCCTGACCAACACGAGGATCAAGTGCCTTATACGTTTCGGGATTAGTGAAGTCGATGAGACTTCCGCTAGCGTCCTCAAGATTATGACTAACGATGCTATGGCGGAATTCATACTCCATCGTGGCAACATTCATAATCTCCATCATTGCCTTGATAGTTTCCTCTTCCTGCTTCTTACTTCCCTTAGCAGCGCGTCGTTCTTCCCAACCAATCTTTGACGCGATATCGCGACGCTGCATCATCTGATGGAAACTCAATCGACGCAGCATAACGTATCCACCCTGATCGCCATTGTTGGCTGGAAGAGTCTTAAGGTCGTAGCGGAAAGTCTCTTCTCTATCGATAGTAGCCTGTGGCATTTCTCCTGTTTCCTTTCTTGCAATTACGATTAGGCAATGTTGGAAGGAGACTTGACCTTGATACTATAGGCGTCTCCACCAGCAATACCAATAATTCGTCCTGTGAAGTCTGCCATGATTAGATCGCCCATACCTTCTAGATTAGGCTCATACGAATCATAGCTGACGCGGTTGCCCTGTAGAGCAACGGCACTAGATGCTGCTGCGTATGTGGCGCCTCCATTTGTGGACTCCAACTTGATAGCCCTAGTAGTATTAGCGACCATGTTATCGTAATCGGTTCTATTGATGAAGTCTAGTTCCGATTCGATTTCAGCTTCAGTAAGACCGAAGCTAATGTAGCTAGCCGATCGCTGTGCCTGGATTCTATTCTGTGCTTCCGCATTGTAGTTAACGCGGAACGTGAATCCATTGAACCCTGTATCGATAGCACCGAACGTAGGTGTAACAGCAGACGCAGCAAGATAGATACGGTGAGCATCTGCACCCAAGATATCTGCAGCAACCCATGTTTCCGTAGGATCAGCCTGTACTGCTTCGCTCAGTCCTAGTGCATCCATTGTAACTCTGAGAATACCTTCTTCAACAGTAAATTCAAAGCTACCAATTACGCATCCGGCATATCCGAACACAACATTGTTACGAACAATTGTAACAGACATTGTACGCGGTACTGTACCGGAAGCTGCTGTACTTGCACTACCCGCAGATGATGGAGTAAATGTATAATCATACGGGCCTGCGCCTGTCTTAGCAATCGTATGTCTAGACGCATACATGAAGTACGGAAGGAATCGAGGATCGGCCTCCATAGTAATTGGACCCTCGATATGATAATACGATGATTTTACATCAGAAACGATACTCTGTTGTCTAATCTGTTCCGAGTAATACTTACTTTCCGTGTAAATAAAGTCCTCATCTAAAATGGGGACAAAGACGGTTGGTGCAACATAGGTGCCCATTGTTGATTCAAGGGCGATACCTACACTACCGCCACCGCCTAGACCTGCTGGCATTAACCATCACTCCCTTCAGTATCTTCAGTAGTAGGTTCATCAGCAACTTCGGGAGCAGGACCAAAATTGCTCTCGACAATAATACCTTCTAGGTCTTTTGCACTCAGAGTTGAACTGCCTGTAATCTTCACAAACTGACTACCCTCAAAAACTTCTCTAGCAGGCTTCTGCCGTCGTGCTACAAGTAGTCGTTCCTGATCTTCAGTGAGAGTTGTTTTTCCCTTGTTTGGAACAAGAACTCCAGCAACATCAAACTCTACACCATCTTCATAATCAGGATGATTGATTTCAACTGTTAGCGTCATCACTCCCTCCCGCTATGATTCCCATTGTTCTTCGACAGACCACAAGACTCTATTTTCTCCTTGCCATGAGAGTCTTGTGGCAATAACTGCGTTACCTTTAGTTGATGTAATTCTGCCAATAACGATTGGTTGCAGATCGGTAACGAATCCAAAGATGATATGGTCGCCAAGGGTTCTATCTGCATTTAGAAACTTCTCCAGTTTACGAGCTAGTTCAATATCTTCTCTAGTTCTTACTCTTCGACTAACGCTTAGTTTCGCATGAAACAACCACAGGTCACAAAAGAACGAACGATACCATTGTCGAGTAGCGTGTTGTCTTGTTTGTGTGGGCCGTTCCGCTGTAAGTACGAGGGCTGGATATTCGGGAAGTAGCTGTTCATCACCATATGAGATATGCTTAAGACCTAGTGCTGTCTTGTTGTTGTCGATTCTATCATGTAAGTAATCGAGAATCTCGGTAATGTCAATATAATCCTGTGCTGCCATTACCCACCAGCAGCCATGAACCGACCAGTAGAAGGATCACGTCTACGTCCGAATGTCTTACCTCTACTAGATGTAGCTACCTCTAGAATACCCTGAAACCATTCATCGAAGATTTCAAGGATAACAACGTCGTCACTAATACCAAGGAACTCACGTTGTGGTAGTGGCGTCTGTCTATCAGGCAATCCTTCTTGATGGTAAATCCAATATGGAGGTAGACCTTTCGTATCAAAGAATAGAGAGTCATCATTAACACTCTGTCCAGATACTTGTACGAAAGCACTCTCACTAGTTGCTGCTGCTTTCAGAATACCTCGCCAGTTGAGAATCTTACCACTGTGCCCCGGAGGTAGATTATCGGCATAGCCTTTAAACAAGCTACCTTCTTCAACTATGCCTCTTGTATCAACGGTGCTACTCCAAGGTGCCCAAGGTTGCCCTTGTGGATCATGCTCACCTTCAAAGTTCTCTTCGATATCTTTCTGGATAGCTGCTCTAGATAGAATCAAAGGTACAGTACGATCTTCTAGACTATCCTTAACGTCTAGAATCTTATCACTGAAGTACAATGGATCAGGTACCCATTCAAACGTAATGGAACCTGCGGCTTGTGTGCCATAGGAACCAATGAATGCGCCTGAACGAGTAATTGCCATAGCGTGTTAAAATACTGAATCCATAGTAAACTTCGGTGGTTGAGTGTTAGGATCATTCGGATAGAACATATCCGTCGTAAGCTCACCAGTTTCTGTTGGTATAACATCAATAGAAATCGTGCCAGCAACAATTCCTGCTAGCCACCCTATTGCTTCGTTATACAAAAACTGTGCATACTGTGGGTCCTCTAGTGAATCTTCCGAGTATCTACGACGATAGATAAATGCAGCACCTAGCCGACCCCCGATAGCTCTGATAATTCCTGGAGTTGTAGCGGGGGTCAGCCATAGTGCCATATCGGTTGCAGATACATGACCGGCAAGAGTACCTCTAATGACGCGCTCGATATCTTCTAGAATCTCTGCGTAAAGAGGTTCTGCCTCCGCAATGAGTTTATCTTCAGGGAGGAACTTGTTGATATCATTGTCGTCAACTAGAGCCATTACTTATCCGATGCCTCTCCCGGCGGTACATCTGCTGCAATTGCTTCATGTGCTTCTTCTGTAGTAGGTGGTTCCTCTACTTCAGCTTCTTCAGTAGGCTGTGGAGCAGGAACCTCAAGTGCAGCATTCATCTTTAGAAGAGTATCAGGATCAAGCTCCTGTCTCTCTGCTTGCATTCTTGTTACATATGCAGAAGGTGATTCGTTCTCGCCAATTCCCTCAGGAAGAGGATAATCACGAATACTTCCACCCTCTAGAAGATGATCCCACTCTTCGTCTGTTACACCTAGATCATCCTGACTAACAGGATCACCTAGTTTAACCATGTTACGATCAACGACGAGAGTACGTCCACGCACTTCCTTTGTTTCACCGCCGTTGTGAATATCAGTCCAAGCGTAGAATCCGCTCTTCTTGCGTGCAGGTTTACGTGTCCTACGTGCTCTAGGCATCTGTTGTTATCTACCTTTCTCCTGTATTACCAAGCCGTCGATCCGAATGCGTCCTTGATGAGATAACCAGCAATGGAAGAAGTAATCTTCAAATCCCACTTCCAATGTGTTCTCACCATATCGGACATACGACTCTCTTCACGCCAACGATCCGTAGGCCGTGTTGAACCATCGGGATAGATTTGCGCGAATGTCTTACCGAACGAAAGATCACGAAGAGTCATCTGAGGATTGACGTATGCAAGAATAACGTCCTTACCCCAAATGGCAGTAAGTGATTCAGTTGCTTCTAGAATATCGTTCGCGTTGTACCAGTCATCCTGAACTAGAATAATTTCACCCTCGAAACCAGTTAGCTTAAGGAATGCTTCTGGATCAGCAAGCGTGAAGTTAGTGAAACGTGCAACCATATCAGGATGGTTCTCTAGCCACGTCTGACCGAAAGTGCTCATTAGTAGACGATTAGGTTTACGACCAATCTTCGATTCAACCTTCAGAAGTGCTGCACGAAGAATGTCAATCGGATTGGAAGTTGCACCTGCATAGTTATCCCACTGATCTGCCGTAAGTAGCGTGATAGTATGTCCAGCAGGATATGTTGCGGTATTGCGAAGTAGCGTAGCAGCCGTTAGCTCATGCTCTAGCTGTAGTGAATCGAACACAAGAGCAGCAGCATCTTCGTGTGGGTTAATATCGAAATCTCCACCGAAGGCAGGATTAGCATAACCACCCTGAGACTGTAGCTCCATATCCTCTTCATCTGCAACAGCAGCCTGTAGTGCGTGCTGTACGGTCTTGAATGTATCTGTGCTCCACTTCCCACCACGAACCTCATTAGCAACAGAACCGGGTTCACGACGAGACTGGAACCATACACGGTTAGAACGATCCCATACACGATAAATACCTGACTGAGTATTTACCGGCGTTTCGGGAAGTAGTCGTAGAGCATAGAATAGAGGCGACTGATAGCCTGTCGAGAAATCCGTAAGAATCGGATCGGTATACAGCGCGCCTGGATCGTACATTGGCATTTAGTTTTCCCTCCCTTCCTACGCCAGAATCGTGCCGGGTAGACTTAGTTGAATTTTGAAATACTTGCCTGCACCTGAAGCTGGTTCCATTGCAATACCGATTACTCGGTTAGTAGAAACAGCAACCTGTGCCCTACCGTTAGCTGATGGAGCAATTAGGTTTCCTTCATCAATAACGGCAGATGCTTCCATTACTGCTTCACCCATAACAACAACAGTTGCACCCTTACCCTTTGCCTGCTCTGCGGAAGATACATCAAATACCGCAATGCCGATAACGGGATCGGTTACTGCTGTAACAGGTGTGATCTCTTCTGCAACTCCACTTAGCTTAACTGCACGACCCTTAACGATAACTGTTGCAGCAGGCACAGCGAAGCCCTTAGTAAGTACCTGATTACTAGTAGCTGAAGGCATTGTTCGTTATTCCTCCTTTCCTACTTGCTCGCATATGCTTTGGCAAGCTCAGGCTCACGCCGCGCTGCTTCTGCAATTGCTTCTCTACGGGATAGATTATCTTCATTACGAATTTCGCTTACTAGATCAGCGAACTGCTTGCGTACTTCCTGCCTACTTGCATTAGAATCAAATGGCTTCTTCTCAATCATACGAGAGGAACCATCTTCATCTAGATCAACTACGCTATCGAATGCAGTATTAAGAAGTCCCGAAAGATCCTCATGCGTGAACGAACGCGCAGCGATCTTAACATGAGCTTCCTTGATCTTGGAAACCATAAGAGCAGAATAACCAAACGTCTTGGTTTTCTTATCATCGCCCTCACCGATTTCCCTAGTAACACTTTCAAATTCACTTGCGAACTGATCTGCACGACTCTCTCGATTAGTGTTTTCAAGTTCGAGCATACGTGCAGCCTGCTCAGGATAGTCTCTAGCGAAGTCACGTGACTCTGCCGTAGCAGTAATCAGTGGCTCAACATCACTAGCTGCTTCCAGAACATTAGTGTAGATCGTTGCATCATCGTCGTCCTCGCCAATGTCTACGCCAAGCGCACTAGCGAGAGCAACTAGCTGCTCGTGATCCATATTGTCTAACCCTCCTTCATTAGTTTGTTGTGGTGCAGGTGGCGGTGGTGTATCACGCCTCCAACCTCCCTTAATAGCGGGATCATCTTTCTCTGCTGGTTCGCGTGGGATAGGTTCACCTGTTGGCCCAGGATCGCCATGTTGCTTATCTAGATCGTCAGTCTGCTTAACATTATTGACGATTACCGTAGTTGCTGCAACTCTTTCCCCGCGACCTATAGAGCCTCCTTGTGTTGAAGTAGAAGTAAGAAGCTGTGTGACTACCGAATCGAAATCAGCAACACCGTCAACTACACCAGCTTCCAAACCTTGTTTTGCTGTCATAACTGCACCATCGCCATAATCGTTACGTACTGTCTCTTCGCTAACCCTACGACCTAGAGCGACGCCAGTTACGAAATCATCATTGGTATCATCCACAAGGCTTTGAAGATACGCAGTTGTTTCTTGATCCAGAGGTCCATGACCAACTGCCTTAATCTTACTGGAAGCAATGGGAGTTTCTACGATACCAAACATTTCGTTCTGCTTACTATCATCACGGTACACCATAATCGTACCAATGTTAGCTACGAAAGATGACGGTGATGCAAACATCTTATCTGCTGAACAACCTAGATAATAGGCAGCAGAAGTTGCTGAAGTATTCGCAAGCGCCCAGATAGTCTTGACTTCTCTAGCAGCACGAATTTCAGCGGCCATTTCAGAAATCTGTGAAGATGCGCCACCAGGACTATCTAGGTCTAGAAGAATCGCATCAATAGAATCATCCATCATCATTGCACGAAAGTCAGAACGGAACTGTTCGATAGATGTAGCTCCACTTAGTTCCGTCATAAGATTCGCTTTAGGAAAGATTGGACCTGCTACTTCAAGAACGCCAATTCCACGAACTTGTTTACCATTGTGGCGATCCTGTCTTTCCTGCTGTGACTGTTGATATCTAATGCGAATATCTTCTTGTGACATATTACCGTGGATATGTTCCTCTACGATCTGACAAATCAGTTTCATCGCAGGTTCCGTAATCATCCACGGAATACTAGTCATACCTGTAATGATCTTACTGTAGTCTTTCATTATGTCCCCGCTTGATCTGTTGGTACGCCAGCATTACCGGCGTCAGTTGAGTCTGTTCCAACATCACCTTTCTTCTCGCTAGAGCCACCTGAGTTAGCTTCGGGAGTTTGGACACCGCCCTTCTTAGGTGGAGAATCGAGAATCTGACGAACCCACTGTTCTGTCTCATAGTCAAGAGTGATAAGATTCTGTGCAGCAAGATTTGCGATCGCTGATGCCCACTGTTGCAAGTCTTTCGTTTCACCGATGTTCCTTACTTGTAGTTTCGGGAATCTATCGGTATCGAAGTTATATGCAACAAGCTGTGGAACGAGATAGTAGTTCATCCAGTCACAGATTAGATTACCCATATACCGCAATGACTTCGTGAACATATCCTGATGCGATCCAGCAGTAGCTCTACCACCACTACCTGTACCTTGAATACCCATCATAAGGAACTGAACCATCACGTTAAGCATAATCATGCCATTGTGGTGATCGATCGATTCCATGACGTTAACGGGTTGTCCTGGTAGTTCTGCAAAATGGAACTTAAAGCCAGGAGGTAGAACCATTCCACCATGTTCATTAGTGCGAATGTTCTGAACTAACAATTCTGCTGCTGCTTTATCAGCATCAGTAAATCCAGCTGGCAACTCTAGTACGGGGAATCCCATACCGTGACGTTCCTTTTGAATACCATCAATCTTGTAGAGGTTATCGACGTAGTACCAATGCTGATAGGCAGTACGAAGAATTGACTTACCTTCTAGATTGCCACCCTTCTTATTGTGGCTGAAGATGATTAGCTTGGAAATATCTAGCTCAACATCTTTCGTCTTGTTGTTCTTATCAACAGAGGATTGAACAACACTAAGAGGGCCACCGTTGTCGTCGTAGTTAATCTTCTTGATCGTAGGAGTAGGACGTGGTGCGAGCTTCTTCAACATCGTATATTTACGACGGTTAGCTCGGCTACGCTTCGGTGCCCATTCTCTAGTCTCATAAATTTTCTCAAAGACACTATATCCGTATTCGTACATACGAAGAATATCTTCAAGCACTAGAAGAAATGGTGCTGCTGTTCCTCTAAGAAGATTGAAGTCTACGAACTCTGCAATATCAGCAGACTCGGGCGAGTCATCGAAAGCATCAACAAAGTACATCGCACCCATAATGGGCATCTTACCGGCACGAAGTGAAACATCGACAGACGCAACACTATTCGCCATTTGGTCATAGATACGAATAGCTTGCGAGCCTGTTCCCAATGCAGGAACAATGTCTCTTGTGACTCCACCGCGAGATGAACCTAGTTCACTCATCGCGCTTTTTTCGACAGGTACGGAACCTCTCGCATTTAGCGAGGTTCCAGTAGTTCTCTTTCTTGGATCAGGTGCCGGAGATTCGGCAGCCTGGAACAATCTGCGACTTAGCCAGTTTCGCTTATCTGAGCTATCTGCCACAATTTACCTTCCGAACCCAATTGTCTGTCTTGTGAATGGTGTATGTTGCTGAAAGTACGTTAATGCCTCACCCTTCAAACCAAGGTCAGAGTACACGTCACTAAGGCGCGCACCTGCACCAAGCACAAAGTATTGACTGAAGAAATATCTAAGTGCGTCAGGGCCGTGATCGTCGTAATCATGCTGTTCTTCTGGAGCATTCTTTCCGTCCTTAGCTTCCTTTAGATGCAGCATTTCCATCTGTCTAATAAGCTCAGTACAACCTCGATCTATAAACAATTTGGGCTTACCGTTGGGCTGAATCTTAAGCCAACGTCGGATTGCTTCATATCCTTGTTCTCTTGGTACATCTTCAGAAAAGACTTGCCCAAGGACTAGTGCAATAGTTGCTGCTGCATCTGCACCACGAGGATCACCAAACATTGCATCTACATGGAATCCTTCTGGATTAACACGGTTCTGAAGATTATGAGCATGGTCCCATGTAGCTTGATATCGTTCCTGATACTCTCTCCACACATAAACGTTATCTTCAGGATCAACCATAATATCTAAGCAAACAAACGGATCAGCGAAACCATAGTCGAATACCCAATAGTTTCTCCAACTAGGTTGATACTGTATGCTTTTTTCTGGAACATGAACCTTCGGAACGAATGCATCATAGATGCGTCCAACGAATGAAGTGAACTCAGCAGCAATCTCTTGTGCGAAGAACTGTGGGGACACAGTATCTTCAATCAACTTAATCTCACTATCTTCTCTTCCGTTGGGATAGACAAATTTATTCGACCAAGACGGAAGGCGCCATGAATCATAATCTGGATGGATAGATTGAATCTGTCCCATTAACCATAAACCTTGGAACCAGTTATGTCCTCTTGGCGTAGACGTGAAGATTGCCCACCCGCGCTCGTTTGCACCACTAGTTCGTGTTTTAATATCTGACAATGCTGGTCTAATGAACATTTCCCATGTATCTTTATCATGCCTTGCTGCCTCTGCCATGATGACGCCTCTAAGACCTTCACCTAGTAGACCATCTTTACGATCAGCAGATTTCACTTCGATGATAGTTCCCCAGGGCATCTCGATACGCATTTGACCTTGAGCAACATTGTATTGCTTCTTTACCTTATTCCCCAATCCCAACTTAACAACGATGTTATGATAGAGAACACGAAACTCTTTTTCACCTTGAACGTAGTTTGGACCAACGATCCAATAGTATCCAGGATCAGTATGATCCATCGCAGCAACAGTTAGTTCATTTCCACCGAATGTCGTTTTACCCCAACGGCGCCCACAGCATAGGATACGAAACCGCTGTGTCGATTCGTGGCAATCCCACTGTTCTTGCGAGTGTGGGCTATAGCCTAACTTCTTGAAGAGAAACTTACGCTTATCTGGATCAATCATCTTCTACGCGAAACTTTCCTGCGAACAAAATGGGTGACGTAGAACCGTCTGTAAACTTGATATAGACTCGGTATTCTGCGCTTGCCCATCCTCCGCCTGTTGATGTATCGATCACGCAAATTACTTTCATCCCATTTGTCGTAGGTACACCGTTACTGATCTTAACTACATCTGCTTCAGTAACAGGGTCTTTACCGATTACATCGAACCTAAGGTTAGTTACTGTAGACATGTTAGTGATGGTCGTTAGTCTATCGCGCATATCTACAACGAGAGGTTCGACGGTATTCTTCTTGAGAATTTCCATTAAGCATCCCACCTTCTCATGCCTGCTAGTTCAAATCGCTTCTGTGGTTGCAGTTGATGTAACCATCTGAGTCCAACATACGTTGTAAATCTCTTTGTAGTCTGTAGAACCCATCGCCGGCTTATACCAACAATCTCCAAGTCCATCGTTGGTGCAATGAGAGTGATAACTTGAAGATCAAGATAAATAACTGCGCTATCGGTATAAATGAATTGGTCAGTTGATGTTACTGTGAATCGGAATGGAACTGTAGCTGCGTCGATGTACTGGAATAACTGCTGCTCAGTACCGCTAGGTTGTAAGTCAAAATAGACGGTAGCGGCCTCGATAGATTCGGATACATCTGAGGAATTAATGGTAAATCGAAAGCTGGCTGTTGCGGAATCTGTGTATCCTGCTGATGGAATATCATGTTGCTCCGTTCCACTTGGCTGTAAGTCTAGATATAAAGTATCGGAGTCCGTGTACTGAAATAGCTGTTGTTCAGTACCCGATGGTGTGAACAATAGAAGAACCGTAGCTGCATCGAATGTAGTGTGTTCTTCAACTGTTGTCGATGGTTGTAAGTCTAAGTAAACAGTGGCAGCTTCAATAGCTGCTAGTACATCTGCTCCTGAAGGTGTGAAAAGAAGCCCAACCGTTGCAGCATCCACAAACTGAGCAACGTCAGTACCACTTGGCTGCAAGTCAAGATATACAGTAGACGCTTCGACATATTGAGCGGTATCCGTGCCCGACGGTTGAAGATCAAGATATACCTCCGCTGTTTCAACGTACTGTGCATTTTCTACACTACTTGGTTGGAGGTCTAAGTAAACTTCAGCACTATCTGTACTATCAAGAACATCAACACTACTGATTTGTAGATCAAGGTAAACTTCGGCAGCATCAACGTAACCAGCTACCCACCCAAGGAGCCAATACTCAGTAGCGATATACACTAGCTAATTAGTTGATTGGTATTACTGAGAAAGAAGCGGAACCTCTTCCCAACAGAATTCGCCAAAGCCACCGGATGCACCACCGGCAGTTGATGCCTGGAATGAAAGTGCTCCACCAGGGCCAACAACAATGGAACCTGCAAACTCGCGGCTAAACGTCTGAGAAACAGGAGCCGTAGTAATTGCGCCTGTTAGACCTGCACCAAGCTGACAGATAGCAATAGGAGCAGCAGGAAGAGTAGCAGCAGTAAATGCAAGAATAGAACTTTTCTTACCTGAACCTACTAGCGCGTTAACAGGAACTGCCGCTGTACCCGTTACATCTGCCGCTGCGGGGTTAACATTAGCTCCAAGCCAAACAGCGGAACCAGCAGCAAACGCTACAATGAAATCAATGCTTGCTGAAATTAGTGCGACGTTTACACCTGATAGCTTTGGGTTGAATAGCGTAACTGTAGTAGGCGATGCACTTAGTCCAGCAGGAACAGTCTTACCAGTCTGATCTGCGACAAAGAATACGTTACCACGAGATGTAGCTTCGTAGTGTCTACCATGTGCATCTGAAACAATAATCTCGCCAGTACGTCCACCACGAACTTTGTTCTCTGAACCATCAGAGACTAGCCTCGGTCCTGCCTGAATCTCTACCGTAACTGACATTAAAGTAACCTATACCTTTCCGTAGTTAGTAGTTAAGCAATTTCCATTAGCAGATTACGGATATCTTCAAGTAGTGTAGTCATCTCACCCAGCGATTGAAGAACGTCTCTATCGAGAACCTTTGCTTCACCATATACAACCTGTTGAATGCTTCCAGTATCAGGATCAACTACAGTCATGGTTGGCATATAAACAGTAGTGTACGTTTCAGCAACAGGATCATAAACGTCTACTGCTACATGACGAATACGCTTTCCGGTACTATCTACAGGAAGCTGGACGAATCCTTCTCCCTCAACTGCGTAATGTTGCTGATTAGCCATTATCTCCTTCCTTTACGTCGTCTCGCAGATTTACTCTTGTCCATATCGTAGTATACTTCTATTGCAGAATCCATCAATTTGGTCAGACCCTCATAACTTGCCTCAAGACTTCTACCAGTTCGTCCCTCAACTCGCTCTCTAACTGATTCATCAATATTCTCAAACGGTATTTCAATCTTGTCGTTAATATGATTTCTTGCCCTTCTGCTTGCGGACTCCGATGATAAAGTTCTACTGCATGAACCATGTTCCTTGCTCGAAATTTCCGGATTATCGTACTTGCCTGTGCCTTCACTGTCTCCGACGATATGTTCAGTTCCTTCGCTACTTGTGGCCTGGTGTACCCTTTTCTTAGTAGATCGAATACTATTCTCTCGCGTGGCGTCAGGCGAGGATTCATCCATCTACTCTATTACATCGAAGAAGAATGGTCCCTTACGAATTATTTCAGAAGATACTGTAAACCATGCGAATAGTCGATACTCACCTTCAGCCCAAACCCCACCAACATTAGTATCAACAATACAAGAGATAACCATAAGAGCCGCAGTAGCCGAAGCTGCACCTGCATATGTACCATCTCCATACTTGAAAGCATCGTTAACGTCCATTACATCGAACTTCGGTCCCGATGAAGCGAGGGTGGTTACGATACCCTCGCGGTCAGTGATAAGAACCTGGAAATTCTCTTTAGTACCCTGAGCTACAACACCGATTGGCATAGATCACCTTGCTTTACGGTTGACCAACATTTAGCATTGTCCTGTACCCAAACGCATTGATGCTTCCCAACGTAGATCAGCGTCATCAGCTAACCATCTAAGGTAATCATCGCCGGCTGACCATCGTAATTGTGCTTCGCCTTCCCCAATGATAAAGCAGGGTGGACTATACTCATCTATTCCACTAGGTTGAAGATCAAGATACACTGTAGCGGCATCTGTATAATTTACACCAGCAATAACAGCTGGAGCTTCCGTTGGAAGATACGTTACAACTCCACCATCTATCTCGGGACTTGGAGCTAGAGGAACAGCACCACTCAATGCTAGATGATTCGCATTGAGAGAATAGTCTTTCGCTCCCCCTGAAGATGGATAATCATCCAACTTCCAATAGCCACGAGAACGGGAAGGTCGTATACGAGTGGCACTTATCGCTCTCGACAAAGTAGTTATTTCTTCCTGATTAAGAGCTACGTCCCATAGAGCTACTTCAGCGATACGTCCAGCTAAAGGATCGGACGAACCATCAGCACGACGACTTACCATAAATGTCGCAGCAGTTCGACTTACCATTGTTTTGGTAGATGAAACTGATCCTTGATATCGTCCATTCAAATACAGCGACAAAAGTGAACCGTTTTTAACGAAAACGCCATGATACCATTTTCCTGATGAGATAGTCTCAATGCTATCTATAACATCTGCTGCCCCGGCAGTATCGAAAATATGTGCACGCAACTTGTTGCCGGCACCTATAAAACTTAGTGAATACTGAGCATGACCACTACCGTCAGTACGCCATTTTGAAAAAACATTTTGATCGGCACTAGTAGCATCAAGTTTAAAACAGGCACTACCTGTCATATAGTCGCCAGTTATATCTACGGCCGTACTTCCTCCCGCAGTAAGAACATTGCTGTCGCTACCTGGAAAGACTCTAGCCATTAATAACTAGCCACCCTTGTAACATAGGGAACAGCAGCTAAGAGAGCTTCACCAATACCGACAGAGAATTGACGCTCTATGACTGGTTGTGGAAACGGTATAGATGGGACTGTTCCAACCAATGTCGCCGGGTTATTATATGGACTATAATCTCTAGCAGAAGGATATTCGACCATAGGCCAATAACCCTTCAGACTACCTGGACGGATCAAACGTGGTGACACGCCTCTAGCTAGTTGCTCTATCTCAGTATTATTTAGAGCAGCGTCCCAAACAGCTGGATGACTAATTTTACCATTCCAAGGCTCTACTGCATTATCCAAACGACCGATGTGGAATCCAGCAGTAGTATTAGTCATTACTCGTGTTGAGTTAGTAACACCAACTTGACTTCCATCTAGAAAGATTTGTAAGGAACCTGTTCCTGTACCAGCCTTTCGCAAAACAGCATTGTATAGCCTACCAACTGTGAGTGCGCTACCAGTAACAAAATCTCCGCCCCCAACACCATCGCCTATACCACCAAAAATACTACCAGATAGTAATGCAAATGTGTATTGTTGTTGACCGCCGCCTTGATTCCATTTACTAATAATAGTGGGATTGCCACTTAGTGTATTAGTAATGATCCAAGCATGTAATGTAAGTTGATCGCCAAGGATATCTAGAGCAGGAACATCTCCAACAGTTAAATAATTAGAAGTTGAACCAGAAAAGTCTCTAGCTACTTCAGGCATCTTAGAATCATAGTGTGTCAATGCAGCTCTAATAATTGTCCCCGGTCTTTTAAATCGAATTTCAGATAGAATCTTTTCAACTTGTGGAAGGCTAGGTGCAAGTGAAACTGTTCCAGTAACTGCAAGCCTGGTTGCACTTTTAGCTTGATCTGGAAGTAGAGTAGTTTCGTCTAGATTGAAGTATCTCGATGCTGTTTCAAGTTCTGCACCCTTTAGTTTCCCAAATTGATGTACGTCGAGAATTTGACCAGCCTCTAATGCGTACTTCCATACCATAAAAGGACCAATAGATGAGTCACATGCAGGAACATTTCCTAGAGGACTACCAATTGTTAGTACAGGAGCAATAGCAGGCGTAGCTGGACCAGCTGTCATTGACTCGTAAAACTTACCGTCGATATACATTATCCAGTTTCCGCTAGCCTTACGAGTGACAGCTATAGAGTAGCGTCTACCAATGACAGCAGTATAACCGGTGCCTCTAGTAAGAACAACTCCACCTTCGGAGATATAGATAACTGCTCCACCCAAAGGTGTGCCAAGTTCAAATCCATCGCCACTGGCAACACCATCATCATATCCGTAACACATTAAATCGGCTCTTGCTGCACTTGATGAATGCAGTATGAACCAAAACATCAACGTGATATTACTCAGGTCAGTAAACGGCAACGTCTGAGTAAGACGATTACCCGTTGCATACGAAAATCTAGCAGCCATTATATGGGAATGCTACGTAAGTTATACAACCGTAGCGAAGATACCCTGATATTGGAATACATGATCGCCGGCTGTAGCGGTTAACGCAGTACCACAATCGTTCTGAACTGCAATACTCCACTTAGCAGGCATCTTACCACCATACAAGCTAGCTAGAGAGAACGGTCCAGCTTTATACGTAGTGTTAATTGCAGCTACGTAAATAACACCAAGTAGCTTAAGCTGTGTTGGTGCATTAAATGTAATAGCTGCATCTGTCCCGGTAATAGTATCGGGCCAAGTTGTACCTGCATCTACTGTGGCAGCAGCCCAGATAAATACAGCAGAAGGAGCCGAGATAGTACCTGAGTTCTGTGTCTTGATCTTACCGCTAATTAGTACGTCAAGAAATTTATCTGACGAGTTATCAACTGCTAGACTTTCGCGTCCCGCTGTAGAAGAGTCAGCTAGAGACGTAAGTGTAATCGTAAGTGCTAGACCTGAAGTTCCGTAACCTGTTCTAACGTCGCTCATAAAATAGCTCCTTAACCAGCTTTAAGTGTAGCAGTTACTTTTTCGGTATCACCGTTTGCGAATGTTCTAGTGGCGGCAGTATCAGCTGCGAAATAAAGCTGGCCCGCATTAATTGTTGATCCATCGGTAAGCGCCCAAGAGTTCGCTCCGTTTGGAGATGGTGCTCCTGAGAATGGGCCGAATGTAACCTGATCCGCAGTAGTAGACTGTCCACCTGTTGAGAACGTGGAGTCAAACGAAGATGTTCCCCAATCAATTCCACCTTGTGCAATCGTTCGTGCAATCGTCTGGCGTGCATATCCATTAGCAGTAGTTGATCCAATCTCGTTGACATTCGAGCCTGAGATGGTTACTGACCAAACGCTGTTCCTTGCCATATTTGCGCCAGTACCAACAACAGTAGTTGAAAGACCCATTGTCCATGACGCAGGTGGTGTAATTGATCCAGAGTTACCAAGAACGTAATCGGTAACAAGTTGGCTCAATCGTTGAAAAGCAATAGTCGCCATTATTTGTCGCTTTCTGCTTCTAGCAGGTCAGCAGCAGTTTCAACCTCTTGTCTATCTTTTGAGCCTTTTTCTTCCATACGGTAATTTGAATCATGTGGTCCTGATGCATTTAGCATAGGATGCGTCAAACCGCGAACCTCCACAGCTAAGACCCCCACAGCTACGACGCCGTTTTCGTCAGCAAGCTCCTTAACTAGCTTTGGTAGTACCTTGTTAAGTTCGTCTGCCGTGAGTGAGTCGGCTGTATTGTAATCATTAGGGTGCCGATCGTACTCTAGAACTTTAACGATTCTTTCAGCAGGTGGAACATTCTCTTCAGCACTAGACAATGATGGTAGTCCCAATCTAGCGCGTCTGTGGTGTTCTGCAACACCGAGCATAACTTGATCTAGATTACCTTCTACAACACTAGATCGTCCTGTCTCAAAAACTACTTCGCAATACAATGTCTACGCTCCCTTCTTAGCTCGTCCCTACGCAACGCTTGTATGTTCTCTTGGTTGCGCGCTTTTTGTGATACCGGAACAACAGTCTTAGTCTTTGGTTGATTCCAGTGATTCGAAGAACTGGAACCTGAATAGAAGTTGTAGCTCGGTATCGCCGTAGTATTAGTGTCATAGCTAAAAAGCTCCCACCGATAGAAAGCTGCCATATGTTCTACAACCTATCCAAATGGTCTTGTACGTCATCACTTGGTGCTCTAGCTGCTTCTAATCCTGCCTGAGCAACTTCTTCGTCAGTAACAAGATCGCCAATAGGATAGATGCCCAATGGGATCAATTTCAAGGCGGCGGTGGGGGTCATAAGATTACCACTCTCACGCAATCTAAGATGTTCTGCGTCACTGTGCCTCTTATTGTGACCACGCTTCCACTCATCAAGTTCTAGTTGAACAGCTAGCTGTACTTCACCATCGGTAAGATATTCACTAGTCCGGGCTAACCACGGTTGGAAACTATCTCCGCAGATACTACAATGCTGTGCAGGACGAGTTCCATCGTAGTAAAAGTTATCGTCTGGCCCAATACCAATAGGAGGTACATGAAGGAACACTCTAGGCATCGCTCGCTTTACCCTCCTTTTCTGCCTCTTCCATTTCTTCTAGAAGATCGGCAAGTGTATCTTTCTGTCCAACCCCACCTGAAGAGAGAACTGCTTCGATCAAGAATTTGTTAGCCTGATATCTTACACTTTCAGACATGGCGCCCATTGCTAGACCTCGCATATTGGCGAGATAATCTGGCAGACGCCTTCTAATCTCTTCCTTCGTAGTTTTAACCGTTTCCTTCGCATTCGTGGGATCGTTCTTTGTCTCCCATTCCTGCTGCAACGCTTCTCGATACGCCTTCAATGAATCGGTATTAT